TGACTTATTACGTTTTATTACGCTTTATTCATTATCTATTCTACACTATTACTTATTTACTTATTATTCATTTTACTTATTTTCTTTCAAAATATCTCTTAATTTACTTTACACTAAATTATTTTATTGACGTACGCTATTTTATTACGTACCAACTGTTATCTTTACGATGGGAAACCTAGTCAGCATGTGTGCTGGTTATGCTTCAAAGCGTGAACCGATAACAATGCAAAAGATTCGTGAAGTTCTTCACGAACTCCAACTCACCAACCTTGCGAGGTTGTGTCGAGACATTACCAACTCTGAGAACGATACTTGTGATCGACTTTCTGCAATCTGCGGGTTGCTAAGTCTTTATGGTATCCATCATCTCACCCTTGACAAATTAGATTTTTGTCACCAAGCCCTTATGGAAGTGGCTGCCGGAGGATATTCAAAGATCCTTGGTCGAAACGATCAGGAAGTTTTCCATGCGGAAGCTTTCTCTGATGACGCCGTAGCTCGCTTCAAGAAAGTAGCTACTTGGGCGTCTGAGTACTCTGCTCCTTTCATCACTTTTGCGAGTGTTGTTGTGGCTACGGGTGCTACCTGGCTTCTTAACAAAATGCCGGGTGCCGACTGGATTCAAAAATCCTTCAAGATGCTGGCGTCTAATGAGCGTGATTACCAAACGCTCACTGGCGAAAAGTCATCTTTCTTCCGCGCTGCTGTTGTAGCTGTTGGAAAACTTTTCGGTGCTGATCTTCGTGCTCACTCCGATATCAAGACAGATATAATCAGGACCCGCATTTTCGAATGTGAGTCGGACATACTTTCGTACGTCACTCGTCTTGAACTCGATCCCTCTCTTATACTCAATTCCGGCGCTGATGTCGGAACACTTGAGCAAAAGATCAAAGGGATTGAGACTTTGTTGCGCGATATTGGGACTAGCGATGCTAATCTCATTAATCTTCGTGCTAGTCAACAAACATTGACTACAAATCTCACTAAACTGCGAGACCTATTGAGGACTGTGGAAGCTTCCACTATTGGAAAGTTTCAACCAGTCACAATCTGGATCAGTGGTGCTTCCGGTGTTGGGAAATCAAAATTCATTGCCACTTGGCTTTTGCCTCAATTGGCAGAAGCTTGTGGGAAATCACTCACCCATTACACCAAATGCGCTACTAAGCATTGGGACGGCTATTTCGGTCAAGATGTCGTCATTTTTGATGATTTCATGGCCGCTAAAGACGGTACTGATGCTAAAGATCTTCAAATGATCTATACTCCTGGTGCCTTTGTAGTACCAATGGCCGACCTTGCAGACAAAGGTCGTCATTTTACAAGTCGCTATGTAATCATTTGTTCCAACATTGAATACGCTAGCGCTACGACGGAGAATGGACTTAATTGTCCAGAAATTATCAACCGCCGCAGAGATTTATTGGTCAGGTTGGAGGCTACTGCTATCCCTACAGGGACAACGCAGATCCTCGAAACTCATGAAGAGATGCTTGCGCGTCTCGCCACTTTACACCTCGATCAGCGTTTCATTGAAATTTCAGACGCATTCGAGATGGGGACCATTGACCAAAAGACTTTCACTGCTGATATACGCGGTCTTAATGACTTGCGTACTAATGCCAGCATACGTCGTTTAAAGACCGTTAACAACGCTGCTCGCTTTGAAGATGCCGCTGATGATTGGAATAACCGAACTTTCACACGATTGTGTCCTCATGACCCAAGCCAAGCTAATCTTGGTACCGTGTCTAAGGAATTTATTTTGGATACAATCAAGACTGTCTACATTACTAGAGACGAGCAATTTTCCGCTAGCATCAGGCGTGCCAATCTAACGAAAGCATTTGGTGCTTTCAGACCTGAAGTGTCTATAGACCCAAGATTAGGTTGTGCTACTTTTCATAAGCAAGCAAGGATTGTCAAACCTGATCTGGTCCGAGGAGTTTTGCTCATTGGACCAGCTGGGGTTGGCAAAACTCAGCTTGCTAAACGCTTGGCTACGTTATATTGTGCTACAATATATGATGATTTACCAGCGTTAAACAAAGAGGTGGCAATCGAGAAGTTGCGTGTTATCAAACAACTCTTAGATGCTGGAGAACGCATTGTCGTAACAGCTAATCCCAAAGGTTGGGATGCTCTCTTGGCAGATTACGAAGACAAAGACGCTATAGAGCGTCGTTTCGTGGTTTACCAATTCAAAGGCGATGTCATCGCTCCTGACGAAAAATTTACTGATTATGATACACGCGTTCGAATCTACCTCAATAGGCAACGGGTCTTCACTATGGCTACACCAATCCCAGTTGAACAAGTTGTTGTTCAGATTGGTGAAGTCTATAAGTCAAACGAGGGATATGTGCAATTCGATGGGTTGCCTTGTATTCCACATGTGCAAAACATACCAAAAATTGACTTGTCTGACATGCCACAAGAACATTTTGTCTCTTATTGCGTTTCTAAGACGCTAGACATCATGCCTCACATTTTAAACGTGACACAAGCTCGTGCTATGATTGAAATATTCAAGCCAACCACTGATATGACAGCTAATTCTATCCGATTTAACAATGGCTGTTTCAGGCTTTTTCGTCATAACGTGAAAATAGTATTACCATTGTGGGCTGACTTACCTAGTGTTGTCGTCCTCGTTACTGCTGAAGGTGACAGAGTTTGTCGGCCTTGTGAATCTGTAAAGATAGCGCACAGTTGTTCTGAGCACGTCTATGAACATGGAGATGGTGACATGGCGATAGATAGCGTTCTGCAAACCATGGTTGTTAAGACCGTTGTTAGCGGGAGTGCTATCAAAGAGGAAGTTGAAGAGGCTTTAGTGGACATTCACCCTGAAATTAGCGGGCTTAAGTTGTTCGCTGACATAGCTCTTTTCATTCTTCAAGTTGGAATTGAAATCACTGGTGTGGTTTTAATGGGCGTCTCACAAGCTCAACGTTCTAAGGATGCTCTTAAACGAGAATCGTTAGATCCTTCCGAAGCAGTTCGTCCTGCAAAGGCAGACAAAGTGGAAGAAAATATTGTCGAGAAACGCTACACTTTCACCACTCGTCCTTCAAAACCATCATTAACTCACAAGGAAGCTGAGAACTTTTTACGTACCAAAGTTTCGAGGACCTGGGCGGATGAAATGGAAGAAATGGAAGGAGAAGCTAAACGTGTCATGCAAGGCCAAGCTGTCGCAGATGCTGCAGCTATGCGAGTTTTGGAATTGGCTGCCTCACAGACAGTTGAAATTTTAAACTCTGCTAATGTGTTGTTGTGCCATGGACTTTTGGTAAATCAACATATTGTAGCCACAGTCTCCCATGCTGGAAGAGAAATACTTGTCAGATGGAACGGAGTAACATGCACACCAGAAATTGTTGGTGTAGATCCTGTCCGCGATCTTATGATTTTGCGAACACCTGCTACTTTTCCTGCTGGAAAGACGATCACTCATCATCTCACAAAAGAGTGGTCAAACGATTTAAAATTCTCGCGCTGCACAACTGGACTATTGCGGGAAAAATTCCTGATGACAACCGATGGGTGTGTATTAGACAGGAAAACAAACATAATCGTTGATTCTGGTTGTGGAGCAACGGGTATTTTGCTCATGGCTTTTGGAGGAGTTGACATTGCCGGCAACTACAAGACCGAAGACGGAGATTGTGGGAGCCCTGTAGTTTTTGTCAATCCTAAATTGAGTCAGAAACTGCTAGGTTTTCATTATGCAGCCGTCAATGATAAAGCTGCAGCTTGCATGCTCTATCAATCTGATTTTTCAGAGATGAAAGGTCAGGGAAAGGCATTAACTGTCTTGCCTTATCAAAAGATGGAACCGGTGTCGGGAGGGTTGCCGACATCGTTCAAATTGACCAACGTTGTTGGTTCAATTTCAGGAAAGAAACCCAACAACGACAAAACGAGGTTATGGACTTCTCCACTTCATTTGAAGAAATATGTTGCCAAATTCCAGCCTTCACCATTGACATGGCAAGATCCTAGAATTACAAAGCGCGACAAAAATGGACGAACTCCAAATCTCTATGAAATCAATGCCCTAAAATGGGATCATGAACAACCAGACATTGATGATTACCATATGCACGTTGCTTCTGAATGGTTGGTCGCTTGGCTCGAACAGGAGTTTTCGAGGGCCAATGTGAACTTAAAAGTCTTGACACTACAAGAAGCCATCAATGGAGCAACTGCATACGGAGATTCGAAGGGCATTGATATGAACTCTTCTACTGGCTATCCATACTGCTATACTTCGGCTTTTACGACGAAGAAAATGGCTTTCGACCAGATAGCTACTGAAACTAGACCAATTTACAAATTGAAGAAAGATGGCTTCGGGAAAGTCGTCTCCGATAATTTGTCTCAATTTCATGATGCATGCATGAAAGGTCAAAGAACTGCAATAGTCTACAACACTTGTTTAAAAGACTTTGTAATCTCAGTTGAGAAAGTGGCTGAAGGGAAAGCTCGTGCTTTCACTGCAGCCCCAATCGAATATGTGCTAGAGCATAGACGATACATGCACGCATTTTACTGCACTCTAGCACAACTCCATGGATCACTACCACCTAAGATTGGTTTTGACCCAGCGAGTTCAGAATCCAACGAACTTTTTCGATCGTTGCTTGAAGTAGGAAACATAGGCTTTGCAGCTGACTTCAAGAACTGGGATGGTTGTGTACCACGACGATTCCAGGAGGAGGTGACCGACGTAATTAACTCCCTCTATCGAAAATTTGACGTTGAATGGCTCCCTGAGCACGATGTTGTCCGCAAGGCAATTCGTGAATCGGGATGTGAGCACATTTTGGCTACTTACGAAAGACATATCGTTGAGTATCCCGGAGGAATGCCATCAGGACAACCAGGTACTTGTCCCGACAACTGTCTCATCAACATGTTGTACCATCTATATGCATGGTCTGTCATAACTCTCGACACAGCAGAACACAATCTGCGCTCTTTTCGCCTTCACGTGCGAATGGCTTGTATGGGTGATGACGTCATTGAGACTGTCTCCCCAATTGCAAGAGAGCGAATTGGATATACCTTCAAAGCTTTTGCTAAGGTCATGGTGAGCTTAGGATTGGAAATCACACCAGCTGATAAATTATCAGATGATTTTTCCGATTTGCCGCTCGAGAAGTTGGATTTCATTAAGAGATCCTTCTGTCTGTTGCCATTGGACCCAAACAAACCTTTGATTGTCATGCCACTACATCTAGATTCAGTGAACAAGGCTATTTGCTACACGCAAAATAACACTGCTCACCACTGGTTTAGTGAACCTGACAAATACGGCTACGATGAGAAAATTCTAATCGACACTATGAGAAATGTCGCCAATGAATTAGCACTACGTGGCCCCAATGATTACGAGGCTTTTGTCAAGCACGTAAACTACCGCTGCAAACTTAACGGTTTGCAGCCCATGATTTTTGAGCCATGGCGAGTGACTTTTGAATCAATTTATTTTAAAAAGACAATACCTGACCGTGAGGCTTCATTGTCCGAAGAGGCTAAAAGCAAGATCAATCTAATCTTACCTTCTTCAAGTGTGTTAGCTAGCGTATTCAGTGCTCAAACTAAAGATGGCCTTACACGAGGAACGATGGATGTCATACATGAGAGCGATGCAATCGGGGATTGCTTCGCAGCAGGAGCTGATGAACAAGTGGTTGGCGTACGCGCAAGTACGTCCGACCAACAAAGCAGTACTTCTTTGCCAACAACTGGAGGGGAGTTGGACAGCCGTTGTAACTATTGGCTGCTCAATGCACGCCGGCGTAGGCTCAACAAAAGCCGCTGCCAGACATGCAGCTATTGTCGACGCTTTCCTAGCAGAGGAAGTGCAGAGTTTACATGCCCAATCTTCTGCGGGCACGCCTGCACCAGCTGTGATGCCGTCGAGCACGATCACTGGCAACGACGATCAAGCTGTTGTTCCCTTGAGCAACATTGCAGTGGCTCCAGCGCCAACTGTTGCCGAAGCGGGACCCCATGCAGGGAATGTGAACATTTTAGATCCGTTCTTCTACACCCAGTTCATGCACCTGACGACGTTTTCGTGGACGACCAACCAGTTGCCAGGCACACTGCTGTACTCGACGCAAATATCACCTTCGGGTACTCCTGCAAACTTGGCCTATCTGAGCAAGATGTACAATGTTTGGGTCGGAGGTTTGGACTACAAGCTCAAGATTGCGGGTACAGGGTTCCATGCAGGCGCATTGGCCCTGGTACGATTGCCACCGAACATTTCAGTTTCTTCGATCACGTCACCAGCTCAGTTTACAATGTTCGAGTACGTTATATTGGATCCCAAAACGTTGGAGTGTGTATCGAAAAATGTAATGGACCAGAGAAATGTTATGTACCATTATATGTCGGATGGAACGACCGGAGGAACTCTAGCAATCTACGTACTAATGCAGCTGGCAACATCATCGACGGGCAACCAGGCGATAAATGTCGAGCTTTTCTGCAAAGCAGCACTGGACTTCGCTTATCTGCAGATGATACCTGTTTCGTTAACGAATTCAAGTCAATCGTACACCGATTATGCCAAGATGATTACAAGTACGGTAGACAACTTTTCGACGACTGGACTGGGTGTCGCACAAGTGCTCGTGTTATCAACGCAATCCACCTCCAACCTGACAGCAGGATTGGTGGCAACAGATGGGACCACGTTACAATACGACCCGGTGCCTCCGCATGTAGTCTACAAGACGAGCACGTTGAGCTCCCCAACAATGACGTTCTACACGGATTCGAACCTGTACATCAATTGGTGGAGAGTAGCACCGACGACGTTGGGAGCAGTGTCGACGAACGACTACGCTCAAGGGACGGGTTTCCCGCTGACGTTTACCCCACTGTCAGGACAATCGCTCAGAGGTGCGACGAATGGTGGTATAGTAACGCTGGCGTCGAATGTCAAAGTTTCGATGCTGCCCTCGACCAACACAGATCCGTCTACGATAAGTGCAGCGAGGAACGATATACAGATTGCGTATGTCAATTGCAACATAACAATGCAGACCGGTACAGTGGTCACTGTGCCTACTGCAGGGGAGTCGCTAGTCTTTTTCCAGATGAATTTGCTAAATTCCGCCGCAGCTGGGAATCAAACTCTAAACACGTTGTCCACATTCAACATGACAGCGCTGTTCAAGTCAAGCTCGCTACCTTCACTAACGTCGACGACAGCATTGTTGTTCACTCTGAACGACTCACAGACAGGGCTGCCGCTCGTTTTTCTGAAACTATATCCAGCAGGATATTTTACAACTCCAACACCGAGTGTTCAGACAAACTTGAATCTGGAGGGATCGTACCTAACATTCCTGGGGACAATCGAGACATCGACGCCAATACCTCAGA